GGAACGATACCACGCTAGTGATTTCTTTTCTCCTGCAGTTTTAGCACTAATTTTTTCAAATAGTGTTGTTGCCATTTTTTCATACTCCTAAATGATCCTCGGTTAGTATTAAGAAGTTCATCTGCCTGTCTTCACAATAATCACGAGCAGCAGACCATTTAGTTTGGTTTTTTGCGTATGTTAATGCAGCATTACGATAGGCAGCGGTTTTTTTATTTTTAACATTCGGTGGTTGTGTTTGCTTTTTGGGTTTTACTTCAATAATATACTTCGTGATCTTACCAGATTTTTCAAGAACTTTAATCCAAAAATCTGGATAGTATCTTCTTATTTTACCATCAGGTGCTCTGTATGGTATAATAATTTCTTCACTTCCCCACTGTAATATAGACGGGTTAAAGTCACAGAAAACCATGAACTTTCGTTCCCATAGTGATCTATAAACAATATTTGTCGGGTTGCCACGATACTTTTTTGGGTTTTTAGGTTTAAAATACCCAGAGTATGCCATAAATACAAATAATCCAACATATTTATTTAGCGTGTCTATCAATACTTTCTTATCTACAATGAATGCAAATGGCGGTATGTCAATAGCAAATCATTTTGTGGTGGAAATTATAGAGAAGAATGGCAGATCTGCTGAAAACAATATATTTGAATTTTTATGTGATGAAGCACAACTTCCTAACATACAAGCAGCTACTGGAACTATTGAAGGAAGATATACTGGTGAGGGTCAAGTAAACTATCCACATACTCGTGTGTTCACAGAAGTTCAACTTGGATTTCAGTGTGATGCTAATATGACACCATTGAAGTATCTAAATGATTGGTATGGTAGTATTTTTGGAGAAAGACCTTTTGAAAATGTAGGTTTATTTAGCGACCAACCTGCTGACACACTTAACGCAAATAGAACTAATAAATTAAAACTCCCAGAAAGTTATTGTAAGACAGTTAAAATTACAAAAACTGAGTTAGGTCCTAAGAGTGCAGATGGAAAGAGACCATCAATAACATACAACTTAGAAAGAGCATGGCCATTTGCTATTGATGCAGTTCCATTACAATTTGGATCCACTCTTGTAACAAAAGTTACATGTCAGCTGTATTACACTAGACATACAATCATTCATAACAATATTAATCAAGCAATTTTTGCAAAACCACCAGATCCATCTGGTATACCAACCAGAGTAGATGGTACAACTGATTGGACAAAGGCAGAAGTCATAAGTTAGTGGTCAAAATTGAATTTTCAATTCCATAAAAGCGGGAAAATTTTTTCCGCTATTTTTTTGTTTAAAAAGTCGCTAAATATAAATATGACCTTGGAGTAGATATTATGGCATTGCCAACAATGGATTTACCAACTTATGATTTGGTAATTCCATCAAATAAGAAAAAAATTAAATTTCGTCCTTTTCTAGTAAAAGAAGAAAAAATCCTGTTAATGGCACTAGAGACGGATAACGAGAAAAATATTAAAGACGCTGTATTTGAACTATTAAAAGCTTGTATTAGTACAAGAATAAAACTTGAAAATCTCGCATCTTTTGATTTAGAGTATATTTTCCTTAATATTCGTGCAGTTTCTGTTGGAGAAATTATTCAAATGAATATTACTTGTCAGGACGATGAAAAGACGCAAGTTAAGTATAATTTGAATATTACTGAAGCTCAAGTAATTTTTCCAAAAGGACATGATAACAAAATCATGTTAACTGATAAATTGGGTGTTATAATGAGATATCCTTCCTTTGATGGATTTGTTCAAGGACAATTTACCAATAATACAGAATTTGACGTAATTAAAGTTATTGCAGATTCTATTGATCAAATTTTTGAAGGAGAAGAGGTATATGATGAATCTACTACTAGTAAAAAAGAATTTGTTCAATTTGTAGAGGGTTTAACAAATACACAACTAGAAAAAATACAAGAATTTTTTGAAACAGCTCCAAGACTGGAACATTCATTCAAAGTAACTAATCCTAATACTGGTGTTGAATCTGATTACACTCTGAGAGGACTGCAAAGTTTTTTCGGATAGCACTCTTCCATAATACTTTGGAGGGGTACTACAAAACTAACTTCGCTTTAATGCAACACCATAAATATAGTTTGAGTGAAATTGAAAATATGATGCCTTTTGAAAGACAGGTATATGTTTCATTATTAATGCAGTACTTGGAACAAGTTAAACAAGAACAAGAAAAACAAAAAAGGTAATGGCAGCATCAACTGTATCATATATTGATACCACGGGTAATAAGGATTATCTTGGTATGATTGCAGGTCAAATTGGAAGGCGTCTTAAAGAAGCTTCCGATATGGCGTCAAATGAACGTGCCTTTGCAGAAGGAAAGGCAGAAGGTGGTGGAACATCTTTATCAGAAGCAGGAATAGGTAAAGGATATTTTTTTAAGAGAGCCCTTGGTTCAAGATTTGGTGGAGATAGAATTGCCAGAACCAAGGGCAGAATGGGTATGGGAGGTGCTGGAACCGACCCTACAGGAAATTTTAGAAGTAGATTTCGTGGTGGATTTGACTACAACGTAACTAATGAAATACAAGCTGCTAATGCACCTCTATCTGGTGCAGTTGTATCAGGACTTCGTGGTGTAGAGAGTGGATTAGTAGCTGTATCTCAATCATTAAAAGCATTATCTTCTGGTATGAGTGATCTTGCCAGATCACAAGAAGATGCAGCAAAACAAGCAATATTGAACGGTGCATTTATGCAAGCGTTCTTAAACCACATGCAAAGAGAAGGAGCTCGTCAGCGTGCTGGTAAAGAGGAGAGAGGATTAGAGAGAGGATTATTAGGAGGAGGATCTGGTGGCGGTAGTGGTCGTGGAATGATAAATGTCACACCTCCATCTGGTGGTAGTAGCGGTCCTAGGGGAGCTGACCTTGGTGACGTAATTAGAGGTGGAGTTAGTCTTGGAACTGATCGTTCTGCATTAAGAGCTAGTAGTGCTGGTTTTAAAGTAATAAAAGCAACTGATAGAGCATCTGTTATGCGTAAAGCGGTTAAAGCAGCCAAAATTTCAGATAAATTTGTAAGACCAGTTACCAAAGGCATGGTCAATATGGGAACGAAGATGCCAGGTGTAAACGCAGTGACTAACCTTTTCAGAGGGTCTGAAAAATTACTTGGTAGTGGTGGAAAACTTCTTACGAAGAAAGCATTTAGTATGAACCCTTTTAAAATAAAGAAAATAGCTAAAGAACTGGTTACTGGTGGTGATGGCGTAAAACCTTTAGCGAAACTGGCAGAAGTTGCTGTTACTGGTGATCATACAGGTACTCTGACTGAAGTAGCAAAATCAGGTAGAAATATCAAAAAAGCGTATAGTGGTGCATCAATTGCTGGTGCTAGTAAAAGTGGTTTAAATGCTGTAACGTATAGTCCAGATATGATGAATGCTATTAAAACTGGTGATAATATTAATGATGGTTTATCTAGTGCTAAGACTCTTGCAGCTGCTGCAGACGCAGGTGCTCCTATGCAAATGTTAAAACGATTTATTCTTGGAACTAAACCAAAAGGTTTAATGAAAGGTAGTAAACTTACTAGATTGTTGGTTAAAAACCCTGCAGGTAAGATGTTCTTAAAAAAATTACCTATTATTGGTGCTCTTGCTGGTGCTTTCTTTGCTGCTCAACGTTTGATGGAAGGAGACTTTTTAGGAGCTGGTTTAGAACTTGGTTCTGGTCTATTAGGTGCTGTAGGTGCTGCTCCTCTATCACTTGGTCTTGATGGATTCTTGCTTGCTAGAGATTTTGGAGCAGTTCCATTTGCAAAAGGTGGTATTACTAAAGGACCTACTAATGCGTTGATAGGAGAGCAAGGTAGAGAAGCAGTTTTCCCGTTAGATGGAACTGAAGGAAAGAAAACATTCAAAGCGTTTGGTGAAGGTAATTTAAACGCTAGATTAGATAACAAAGGTGAAGATAGTAATCTACTAGCACTTGGTCATAAAAGATATTATGAAACTATGGGTGGATGGAAATCATTTGGTGAAGGACTACTAGAGGCATTTGGTGGTATGAAGGATAAGGTTGGAGATACTTTAGCAAACGTAAATCCATTTAGCGCAGAGAATCTTAGTAAAGTCAATAATTCAAGTGCATCAAATTCAATTAGAAGTTTTATTGGTAGTGAAGTTGGAGATGGATACATAGGACCTAAATGGATGGGTATTAAGAATCCTCTTGCAAATGAACAAGCAAATGCGTTGAATAATAACTCTGCACAAACAAGTATGGGAAGTTTATTCATGCCAACTACTATTATTAATAATTATTCTACTGTCGCTGCTGGTGGTGATGGTGGTTCTGGAGAAGGTGGCGATTCTTCATTCCCAAGTGGATTCCAAACATATGCACTTGATTACAGTTTATACAGTAAATAGTAATGGCAGAACAACATTCCTCTGAAGCAAGACTGGTTAGATGCGTAATATCTAGAGTCGGAAAGAAATCAAGGTCATTAGGTTCTGACATGATTGCTGCATTTAGTGTATATGAAAGTATTGAATCACCATTTATGGCAGGACAATTAACAATTAGTGATTCAAAGAATTTTATAAATGATTATCCTATTCAAGGCGGTGAAACCATTGATATGGAACTAAAAACTACTTTTAGTGATATACCAATTGAATATAGTTTTATGGTTGCTAAAATTGGAATTAGAGTTATAAAAAACAAAACACAAGTATATGATCTATTATTATGTTCACCTGAAGCTTTAGTTAATGAAAGTATTAGAGTACAAGATCCTCTTGAGGGAAATCCTGAGGGAATCGTTAAAAAAATGTTAGGTAAAGAATATCTAAATTCAAATAAAGATTTTGCTTCAGAACCATCTAGATTTGAGGTTAAATTAAATCCCGCTAAAATTAGACCATTTGATATTATCTCAAAACTTCTTAAAAGATCTGTTTCTTCAAAAACCACTTACACAGGACAACAGTATAAAACATATGAGGAAAACAGACAAAACAGACCTAATTCAAATAGCAAACCAATAAAAGGTAGTGCTGGATTTCTTTTTTGGGAAACTCGTAGAGGATTTAACTTCTTTTCTATTGATGCATTATGTGATACATCTGAGAATGGGAAATTTATACTTAAGGAAAAAATTAAAGGTAAAGAAGTACCAAGACTAAAATCAGAATCATGGGGTCCTTATGTAGAAACTATTGCCAATACTGAAATAGCTGGAGACCAAAGATTTTTAATTTCAAGTGCTAGATTTACATCAGAAATTGATTTGATGTCATCATTAAGGAAAGGAAAATATTCCTCTTTAATGATTTTCTTTAACATATCTACAGGTCAGTACGAAGAATATACTTATAAAATTAAAGATAGTTACGATAACATGGCACATTTAGGTTATCAAGATAGTGTTGCAATAATTCCTTCTAATGAAAAAGGTGATTTATCAGAAGTTCCTAGTAGAGTCATGTCTACTTTATTAGATCACGAAGCATGGTTCAATAAATCAGGCATTGCTAATCCAGAAGATTCTAAGGCAACAGATCCAAATAAATTTGCAGACTGGCAAAAGTATTATGCAACACAAGGAATAGCAAGAGCTGAATTATTAACTAATCAAGAACTTACTCTTGATATTCCTGGCAATCCAGAGATATGTGCAGGTGATAAAATTGATATCAGAATTCAAAGTAAGTTGGCAGATGAACTAAGAAAAAGAGAACCATATGATCTAGAAAGTAGCGGAGTGTATCTTGTCAAAACTGCAAAACATATGTATAATTTTGTTGACACAGAAAGCGGAGTTTTAAAAACTACGCTAGGATTGTGTAGGGACTCTTATGGTGTTCAAGAAGTTCCCTCTAATCACGGTAATAAATAAATCAAGGAGGTACTACTATGGAAAGTATAGAAAAACACATTGAAACAGATAAAAAGATCGTAGAAGATCCTTTAGCAAACCCTGCAGCACGCAGACATGCAAAGGAAGAACTTCATGAACTTGAAGTTTATGCAGAACATCATAAAGAAGAGATAGAAGCTGGAGATCACCATGATCCTAATGCTCTAGAACTATTTTGTGATATGCACCCTGATGAACCAGAGTGCTTAGTATACGACGACTAATATGGATGATGCATTATCACGACTAATGCCAACTCAGAAAATCGGAAATGACGGATTTTCTTGGTGGATAGGTCAAGTAGAAGGAACCGCCAGTGATGAAAAAAACAACAAAGGCGGATACCGTTTTAAGGTAAGAATCGTAGGAGATCATCCTCAAAGTAGGGATGTTCTTGGTACGGACAAATTGCCTTGGGCTAATGTGATGATGCCAGTTAATGTTCCTTTTATGCCTGGTAATATTGGTGGAGCTCATCCTCAATTGATACCAGGTTGTTGGGTAACAGGATTTTTCTTAGATAATGATAGACAAAAACCCATTATCATGGGTTCTGTTGGTGTTGTGCCAGGTGCAACATCTACAATCAATAATTGTGCTCCAGATGATAACGAAGCGTTTAAAACATGTGTAAGATCTGGTAATTATGCACCAAATCCATATACAGATGGTTTAGAAGGAAAAGATGGCACTGCTAAGACTGGTGGTGGACTTTCCGATGGAACAACCATAGAAGAAACAGAAGAAAAAAGAGTAGATGAAGGACTTAAAAAACAAGAAGTAATTAAAGATGAAGATTGGTGTCAGACTATAGCAGAAAAGTGTGATGACGTTGATCTGAAAACACAAACAAAAAATATCCTTTCTCAATTTTTATATGATGTTCAAAACAGCAATGGTAATATTGGCACATTCTATACCGATAAAGTAACAGGTGAAGTAAATGACTCGTTAAAAGTAGCAAGAAAGTATGTAAATAAATTAGTCAGTGTTATAACAGAATTTCTTGGTAAAATTAAAGGGTATATTACAAGCAAAATTCAAGAAGCTGTTGAAAAATTAGTAAAAGCGGTATTAGCACCTAATGAAACTGGTAATGTATTAACTCCTGTCACAGAGTGGTTTAATAAAATTCTTAAGGATCTTGGATGTCAGATGGCAGATCTAGGTGATAGATTGATTTCATGGTTGACAAATCTTTTAATGAATTATGTTATGTCAATTTATCGTGCTGCTATTTGTCAAGTTGATGAGTTAGTAAATGGAATTATATCAAAAATTCAACAGTTAATGAGTGACTTACTCACTAGTATTTTAGGACCTCTTCAAGATATCCTTGGTGCTATTGCTGAACCACTTAATTTAATAGGAAATGCAATTAATTACATTCTTAGATTATTAGGTATCTCTTGCTCAGGACCTGATAAAACATGTGCAAAGTATAAGGAAGTATGTACAAGTGGTGAGAAAAAAGAAAAAGGAAATGATAAGGACTTCTTAGATGAATTGTTAGAAGATATTAGTAATCTGTTTGGTGATACTCCTTCAGATTATACACAGTATGTTTGTGAAGAAGCATACACAGGACAACCATTAGCAGTTACAACAATTGGATTTATTGGTGGAGTGCCATTACCACCTGATGATAAACCAAAAATAATATACAATATTGATAGTATTGAAGTTACTGAGGGTGAAACTGCAAAATTCACTGTAACAAGAACTGGACTTACTGAAATAGCTTCTTCTGTTGAATTTAAGACACTAAAAAATCAGGGAACTGCAACTGCTGAAACTGATTATCTTGTTGTAGATGATATTTTAGGATTTGCGCCTGGCGAAACAGAAAAAAATATTGAAGTACAAACTTTAAAAGATGATACTAAAGAATTTCCAGAAACTTTCTTTGTTAGACTCACCACTAACTCTCCAGTAAATGATAGTGAAGTAATTACAAATTACATTAATAATATTGGTAAATGTACTATTGTTGAGAAAGATCTAAAAGAACCATATGATCCATATATTGCAGAACCTGTAAATCCATTTACACCAATTGATGATGCACCTACAGACACTCTTCCAACTGATCCTAATGTGACAGATGATGGAACTGGTGACGATGGAACTGGTGATTCTCAAGAAATTACATATACTGTAACTGCAAATAGACCTACATGTCCCGAAGGAGAGTTTATCATATACACAATTACTACAACAAATCTATCTAATGGATCTATTGCATATTATAATTTAACTGGAGGAGGTATTACTGCTCTTGATATCATAGGTAACCAACTTAGTGGAAGCTTTATTATCAA